GGAAACGGGATACAAACCAGTATTAACGCCCGGAACGCTCAGCGCCTTGCAGTATGTCTGGTAAACATCTTTCGGGGAGAAAGCCGTCTGCGACAGCCCGCAGTCGGCTTTTCTTCAACTTCGCCGCATTTTGTAGTTGACTTTCGTAATAAATCGGGGTATTATTTTGTTGCCACACAACTTAAACGCCGTTTTATTACGTTCGTAATCGCTACACCCATATATTAGCATACCCACGTAATAAAGTAGTTACAAATCTATTACGAAAGTGATAACAAACTATTACGGAGGTAGTATGTTTTACGACTTGTTTGCTGCGCTTTGCAATAGCAAGGGCGTAAGACCCAGCCGGGCCTGTATTGACATGGGGCTCAGCCGCTCCTTGGCCGCAAAATGGAAGGCCACAGGAGAAAACCCAAGGGCTGATGTGCTCCCGAAGATAGCCTCGTACTTTAATGTATCCGTCTCCTATCTCTTGGGAGAGGAAAAAGAAAAGCCCACCCTTACGGGTGAGCAGATCAGTGAGGCCAGACGGAAGCTGGACTCTGAGTTAGAGGATATGAGCGACGAGGAACTTCTGTTCCTTATGTCGAAGATCAAGGCGATAAAGGAGATGCGGGAATGAAAAAGATATCTCCTAAGGATGCATGGGCGTATCTTTCTGCGTGTGCGACCATCCCAACCATTCTTGTTGTTGCCCTTTGGAATAAATTAGTAATGCATGAAACGCGTTTAAACATTATCCTTTACTATATCGCTTCTATTGTTGGTATTTTCTTTGTTTCACTTGGTTCATATTGCTTCTTTGGTGTTTGTTATCCAAAGAACCCCAAAAAGCCTCGGCTTGCCGGTTTATTCACATTTATTAAAATCGTGTTATGTGCTGCCTTCGTCGGCCTTATGTTCAGATAACAAAATACCGCCCCCGGCAAGGGAGCGGTATTTGCGCTATTGAGCTTTCTTTATATTATGCTGCTTGCGCTCTACAAGCAGATCATTAGATCGAGCTTTCTTTTTCTGCGAACTGTCGCGCTCTACGACAGCGTCATCTTATTAGCCTTAATTCTGGCCTACCAGCATCATAAACTCCGCGTCCGTGAGCGCGTCCAGCTCCCGGCGCAGCGCTTCGATCAATCGTTTTCGTTCTTCTTCTTTCAATTATAACACCAACTCCATTCCCGCGCAAGCAAAAAGCGCCCAGATAGCTAAATTTATCTTGTCAGGATAATTATATTATACGCGCTTGATGTCCTAAAAACAGGACTTCAATCAACATCTTTTAGTCCAAATCTCCGCATGAACCGGGACACATCCTCTCGCGGCTCATAGTCAGTTGATCTGCAGGGCCGGCGTTTCTGGCCGATCGGTTTCTTCGGTTTGGGGTCATGATGGATGTATTTGTCCACGGTCATTCTCCTTTCGTATGTTCCCCACGAGGGGTATGTATAAAATGATGTGCCGGGTGTCGGTCGCCAAACAGATCACCCAGCACATCGCGCCAGGGATGGACAGAAAATACCAAAAAGCAGCGCGGAACACAATCGAAAAAGCATATACTTTTCGTGCATTTTTGGTGTCTTTTTTTGATAAGTCCCTTGTTTTTTCTTAAAAGGGGGGCTTTTTTATGGTTCAAGTAGAAAAAACTCGCGAAGTGATCAAGGCACTGAAAAAAGTTCGTGCCGATAACGGGTACTCGCTCCAGCGCATCCAGGACATGGTGCTGGAAAGCGGCGGCAATGTTTCGCTGACAACGATACAAAAGGTTTTTGCCGATGGCAGCGAGGATAAGAACTTTAGATATCAAGACACGATCAAGCCAATCGCCGCCGCCATGCTCGACATTAATACCGAGGCGGTGGTCGCAGAGGAAAACAGCGAGATTGCCACACTTAAGGCTATCATCCTTGCCAAAGACGAGGCCATTGCCAGCGAACAGCGAAAGGTGCAACACCTGCTCAAAGAGAACGAAAAAAAGGATAAGCTCTTGGAGGAGAGGGCCGGATTTTTGAAGGAGCGCGGCGAGTTCATGCGTCAAAAAGATATCCAGCTTAAGGCCGAGCGGATAAAGGTCGCGATCCTCACCGTCCTGCTCATCCTTAGTCTGCTGGCGATCATCGCCGCGCTGTTGGTAGACCTCGCAAACCCCAACATGGGCTTCTTCTGGCTGGATCGCGTCGCCGCCCTCATCACCGGCGAGAGCATGAGCGCTGCCGTGGGGCTGTGATATGGCTAAAAAAATCGACTACGCCTCCCTGTTCACCCTCCGCAAGGATGGTCGGTATCAGGGGCACTATAGGGACGAGAACGGCAAGCGGCACGCCGTCTACGACAGAGACCCAGAGGCCCTTTGGCACAGGCTCAACGACCCAAAAGAGCCGGAGCCGCTGACCTTCCGGCAGATCGCCGAGGCGTGGCAGGAAAAGCACTGGGAGAAGATCAGGCCCGGAACGATCGCATGTTATCGGTCTCCATACAAAAAGGCCGTGGAGGAATTTGGAGACACCCCGGCAAAAGACATAGACCCGTCGGACATACACCGGCATCTCCTCACCCTTCGCGCACAGGGCCTGTCGGCCAAGTCCATAAAGACGCAGCTCACCATTTATAACCTCATATATCAAAATGCGATAGTCGACCCGGAGCTGGGCCGGGAAGTGAGGACCAACCCAGCCGCCTCCGTAAAAGCCCCGGCCGCCATAAAGAAGGCGGAAAAGAGAGACGCGCCGGAGGACGACATCATCGACAAGATCCGGACAAGCGCCAGCACGGCCCGGTTTGGCCTGTTCGCCCTCCTGCTGGTCAGCACAGGATTTCGCCGCGGGGAGGCTCTGGCTCTACAGTGGCAGGACATCGACTTTAAGGCCAAGGAGATACGGTGCTCTAAGTCTGTCGTTTTTCGGGGAACGGCCAAGGTCGCCGAAACAAAAACCGCCTCCGGCGTTCGCACCGTCCCGCTCCTGCCGGATCTGGCGGCGGTTCTGAAACGGCCAAAGGGCGCAAAGAAAACCGACTATATCTTCCACGGCGAAGATCCATCTAAGCATATGCACGAGGCGGCATACCGGCGCTACTGGCTCCGCTACTGTCGAGACATGGGCTTCGTCATCGATGAGCCGGAAGAGCGCACGAGCAAGCAAGGCAAAAAGTACGTCGTCCATCACTACAAGCCTACGCTGACCGCCCATGTGTTTCGGCACGGTTATGCCACGATGCTCTTTGAGGCAGACGTGGACGAGTACACCGCCCAGCGGCTGCTTGGTCACGCCGACATCACGACGACCCGCGCGATCTACACGCACCTACGGCAAAAAAAGCAAAACGAATCGGTGGAAAAGCTACGGCGATTCGTGTTGTCAAAGACAGAAAATATGTGATTTTGCTGTCAATTTTGTTGTCGGTATCAAGGTTTTTATAGCAATATCAATGCTTTTATTCGGGCTACGGACCAGAAGGTCAGGAGTTCGAATCTCTTACGGCGTGCCAAAGGAAAAAAGCCCGGAAAACCTTGATTTTTCAATGGTTTCCGGGTTTTTTCTTTCCTCTTTTGCCGCTTTGCCGAAAGACAAAAAGGAGCAAAATAGGACATAAAAATACAAGGATTTGTTGTCAAATTTGTTGTCAGCTTTTCAGCACGAAAAAGAGGGCCTTTCGGCCCTCTTCTGCGTTGGTCATTTTTTGACGATGCACTCGTAATACGCGCCCAGCTTGTCCTTGACGGCGTCCTTGTCGTTCAGCCAAAAGGCGATGGCGGATTCCAGATAAAAGTCTTTTGCGGTCATGCCGTATTTTTTGTTCACCCGGCATCGGTCGGCATATTCGGCGTTCATGGCGGCCCACACCTTGTGCGGGTCCTCGTCGATACCCTTCTGCCGCAACAGACCGCGCACCTCTTCCAGGCTCCACTTCTCGCCGCGCTCTCCGTCCTCTCGCTGCATGCGGCTCACCCACTCTCTCGCGATCTCCGGGGTGAACTCCGCCTCGCCTCCAGAGGCGTGACCGTGCTCTTTGTGGCCGGTCCGATGAGACATCTCGTTCATGTGCGGGGGCTCATACGTCGCCCGCATGCGGTCGCCGCCGAACTCGATGCGGCTGTCGTCGGGGTAAAAGTCCTGCCCCCGGTCAAAGCCGATCAGGTTCATATCTTCACGGCCCCCGGCCCGGTTATCGTCGTAGGCATTACGTGGAGCGTACCGCCCGTCATCGTAATGCTCACGCCCCCGTCGATCGCGAAATCGAGCCTCCGTTTCGTAACCTCCCCGGGTGTCGTACCGGCTCATGCGGCTGTCGTCTCCTTCGTGGATCCTGACCGGGCTCTCGCCGCCCCGATAGCTCACGCCCCGGTACTCGTTCCCTCGCGCATCACCGCGAGGCCCCATGTCGCGATAGCGCATGTCGTCCCGGTCTCTGGTCGCGTTGACCATCATCATTTTGGTGTAAGGCTTCATGCACCATCACCCCCCGGAGCTGTGCCGTCAATGGCGGTCAGGTTGTTGTTGGGAGCGCAGCACGTGCGGCCCAGCAGTTTGAACACGCCGCCGGTGGCGCTGGTAGACACGACGGTCTTATACCGAGTTCGCGTCCGCAGGCCGCAAGCCGTCACCTGAGCACAGCACCTGTTGGTGAGAGGGTACTCCTCCGTCCCGGCGCCTATGGTGATGACCACGGGGGCCGTGATGGTGGTGGCGGCGGGGATGGCCTGTGCAACGACGATGCAGTATTCGCACCCGTCGTTATAGGACCCGGCGGGGAGATTGATCGTCAGAGTACCAGCCGCGAACGTAACGGCCTGAGATATGACGAGCCGGTCGCAAAGCTGACAAACAGATTTACAAGACATAAGATCACTCCTTTACTCAGGGGCGGGATGGCCCGCCCCGAATCTCGTCAGATCAGCAGCCGCAGTTGCAGCCGCTCCAGCTGCCGCCTACGCCAGCCCACGGGTTGCAAGAGGGATACGCGGGGATGGGAGAGGGGCGCAGGGTGTTGATCAGGTAAGTGCCGAGGCCCTGCAGCGCGGAATCCCGGTCGCAAGCGTTCAGTTTGCGCTCCAGTTCAGCCGTGTAGCGGGCGTTGGCCTGAGCCTCCATGCGGGCAAAGCCGTCGCGGATGGTGTCGCTGATGTCGCGGCCCACATCGGTGACGGTGCGGCGGGTGTCGCAGGACTGCGTCGCCATGTCGTAGCGGACGCCGTCGATGGCCCGCTGGGTGGTGCAGCAACAATCCGAGATCTGGTGGCCGAGAGCGTTAAAGCCGCTCTGGGTCTGGTAGCCCAGATTGCAGATGGCATTGTCTACACCATGGAAGCCGCTCATGAGCGTGTTGTTCAGGGCGTAGGTGCTGTCGCAGATGCCCTGCTGCACACCGCGCACGGCGCTGTCGATGTTCTGGGTGGCAAAGCCGTCGTACAGCTCGGCCCGGGTCAGCGCACCGTTGAGGCCGACGCCGCCGAAGCCACCGTAACCGCCGCCGAAGCCAAGCATGGCGAGGATCACGATGATCCAAAGGCCCTCACCAAAGCCGCCCCAGCCTCCATTGCTGTTGTTCCCTTCGGACTGACCCATCAGGTAGCCCATGGTCATTCCATCATCTGCCATAATGATTCTCCTTTTCAGTTAAATTCAGCGGGTCGATCGCCCCCACTGTTGGGGTGCGGTTTTTTGTCAAGATGCCGCCGAAAACTGAAAAGGATATTTAGTTTTATCTCTGGCTCGGGATCTGTATCCCCAGACTTCGGGCCACGGCCTCGACCGTTGTGCCCCGCTCTTTTGCCATGTTGATCGCCATCTGCTGGAGCTGCGCCGGGCTCTTGCCCTGCAGCATGCTCATGGCCTGACGAGACCGAGGGTCGCTCATCTGCTGGAGCATGCTCATCGGGTCGCCGCCGCCCATGACCATTCGCACGAGCTGCCGAAAGTCAAGCATCAGCCACACCTCCCACCATCTTCTTCAGTTCGTCGAACTCCTGCCGGGTCACATACTGCACGGGAGGCTCCGGCTGTCTTGCCACGAACTCGACAAAGTCGCTCTGGCCGGTGTTCTGGTTGAAGCGCTTAAAATACATGATGTTCTGTCCGGGGACCGGCATGATCAGGCCAAGGGAGAAGTAGTCCACCGGGGCGGCTATCGCCTCCTCTTTGGACCCGACCGGCTGCACCCGATACTGCTGATACCCTCTCTGGGGAGGATAGGTGGGGTATGGTGTGTACATATATGGTTCGTTCGCCATGTTACCACTTCCTTTCTTCGGGAAAATGATAACAAAAAAATGCCCTTGACTCGGGTGAGTCAAGGGCAAATAAAGGGCAGTTCTGTGTTGTCTTTTGTGCGACTGCAACAAGACCGTCGCGGGTCTTATATGCAATTCTTCTCCCGGATGGAGCGCAGAGAGTCGCGAACTGTTTCCTTGCACACATACAGTTCTGCAGCTATATCTTCCCGCGCCCACCCTCTTCTGTAATATAGGTCAAAGACCCGTCTTTCCCGGTCGGTGAGCCATGGGTTTGCCTCCATGCGCTCCAGCTCCGACACAGAGTATTTGTACTTCATGCCGTACCTCCTTGTTGTACCGTCGAAATCTTACGGAACGCAAAGCGGCATACCTCCTTTCATGCGCCCCTCCCCGAAGAGAGGGGCTTACTTGCAACTAACTTGCAACTAACTTGCAACTAACTTGCTACTTGATGATCAAGTACCTATCAGCGCGGCCCATGTCGCCGGGCCGCACCCGTCCTCTGAGATCTCGCTCTCAAACTTGAACAGTGCCATGGCAGAGGTCGTCTCCTCTCCCCACTCCCCGTCTGCTCCGTATACCTCCAGAGGATACCCGTTGCTTTCGAGGAGGGCTTGCATAGACACGACCGCAGGGCCTGTGTCGCCGACGTTGAGCCACGGGAGCGTCACGGTACATGTCTCGCCTGTAACGGCCTCCTGCGGGCTCTCAGGGCGTTCAACGCCGGGGATCTTCAGCACGTCGCCCGGATGGAGCGTGTGGTCCTCCGAAAGCCCGTTATAGGCAGCCAGCTCCCGCCAGCGTCCAGCGTTGCCCAGCACCTTGTCGGCGATGACCCAAAAGCCATCACCCGGCTGGACGATGTATGTGCCGACTGTAGCGGGCGGTCCCGCATCCTCTGCCAGCCGAAGGACACAGTCCCACGGGTAATTATAGTAGGAGCGCACATTGATCTCGCCGCCGGTCTGGTCGCCGGTCTTGCCGCCGGTGATGCCGCCGCGCTCGTTGCCGCTGGCCTGTACGAGCTGGCCTCCGCCGATGTACATAGCGGTGTGGTTTCGTTCATGGAGCAGGACATCCCCGGCCAGCAGGCCAGCCCCGCTCGACAGTGATACCTTCTGCGTCACATCCTTGAAGCCGCAGGCCAGAAAGGCCCGGCGCATGTTCCCCGTATAGGTGGCTCCAGCGGCCTTCACGCCAGCCCCGGCTTGCTCGTAGGCGGAGATGACCAGGCTGGAACAGTCGTAGTCGGGCCCCCAGCGGTGGGTCTGGTCGTAGCCGTGAGAACTGTCGGACGCAATGCCGACAGCCCAACCGATCGCCTTTGATATCATGCCGTCACTCCTTTCTTACCATTCCCATTTCGCGAGAGCGGTCTTGTTCGCGGTGAAATACTCCCACAGCGTCGGAGCCGCCGCCGCCCAACTCTCACCATACCGACTCATCCTGTTGATGAAGTCGGCCCGCTTCTCTCTCGTATTGCTGCCCTCGCGCTGGCTATACGCCTGATAGATGGCAGCGAACTGCACGGGAGTGAAGCCAGCCGCACGCATCTGCTCATACCGCGTGATCGTGTTATTGGTCTCGCCCGGCTCAGGGTAGCCGCCCATATACACGATCATGGCCTTGTCGATGTCGGCCTCGGACGCGCCAGACCGTGCGACGGCCTCATACTGCTGCCACGCCTTAACGCTCTCGCCTTCCGGCACTTTGATGCTGTCCACGCTCTGATAGATCTGGTGGGCGGCGTCGGCACCGATGTCTGCCGAACGCATATCGTCGTACCGGGTCGTCTGCGCGGTGAAACCGCTATGGAACGTAAGCTGACCTCGGATGACCTCGGCCTGTTCGGGGGTAAAGCCTGCCGTATCGACCCAGCGAGCGAAGTCCGTTGCCTTATCCGTTGCAGAGTAGCCGTCCTTTTTCGTATCAGATAGCTCGTCCCACTTGTCATAGGCTTTATACCACGCCTCAGAGTCAATACCAACCTGGCTGGCGGCATACAGGTCGTCCAGCCTGTTGCCGTCCGCGAGCGCTTTCTGGTCATCTTCAGACAGATCGCCGTACTCTGCAACGGCGCCGTCCAGCATGTCGTGATCCATGTGGTTGTCGTCCGACGCATACCCGTAGGCGCTATATACCTGCAGATACTTTGCCGTGTCATCGGCATCCATGGCTTTAGTGACCCAGCTATCGACGTTTGTGTTCGGACTGACTTCCAGCGTCGCGATGGCGTTTGCGTACTCGTACATCCGGGCAATAGCCTCTGCCCTTGCCGCGTCGTCCATCTTCTCGTATGCGTCGCTATCCATGAGTTGAGAGACGAGCTCAAGAGATGTCTGTCCCTTGGTCGTGTTGTACTGCACATACTCATCCGCCGTGAGGTGTCTCTCCTCGACAAAGTTCCCATCCTCGTCATAGATGTTGATGGTGTCGCTCTGGCTCCGTCTAGTGGGGAATACGTTCCCGTTGCCCTCGTCATACAGACGTTGGAGTTCTGTCTCCACCTCAGAAGTTCGCTCTCTCGATACATAAGACGGGTTGATGAACTGATTGAATATGTTCGCGCCAAGACTGTCGTAGTCCTGTGTTCTTCCCCACGCATCCACATAGTCTATCTGCCCATAGTCAACTCCCGGCACCTTGTTCAGCATACCGCCGATCTCGTGCTGGCTGTCGCTGAACAACTTGGAGTCGTTTTGTCTATAGGTCTCCTGTCTGGTTTTGTCAAAAACGCGCTCGACCTGCCCACCGAAGGTCGGGAGGAAGGAACCAAGGTAATTAAAAGCAACGTTCTTTGCAATGGACACAAGTCCCGCATCCGAGTAGCCCACGCTGTTGATCGTATCATTTACGCCGGACAGCATGGTGGTCTCCAGAATAGGATCAACGATTCCAAGGGCAGCGGAGAAGTAGTCCTCCGCGGTGGCGCTATCGGGGCCTTCGCGGCTCATAAGGTCATATAGCTCCGCACCCACAAACAAAGGAAGTGCCATAGGAGACATCCAGTCAAGTGTGATACTAGTATCCCCGACGGTCAGGGCATAGTCCTGTTTGCCTTGGAGCTTATCAAATGCCGCCTGCTTGTCGTCGTCGTCCCCGCTTGCTCGTAGCAGACCGAGATGCGCCAGCAGCACACCAAGGCCCATGACGACGGAGCCGGTCATGCCAGAGGCCAGATGGTCGATGGCCTCGGCGGCAGAAATTTTCCCGGAGCGCACTCCAAATGCCATCTCCCCGATTCCGCGGACCAGATATGCAGGAGAATACTCGACAGCCCGCATCAAGACGTTTGCCGGTGTTCGCTTAAAAGGAAGGACCGCATCAGCAAACCAGCGCACGCCTTTGCTCGACCGCCCTAGCTTGGATACGGCATCCGAGAACGCATTGCTGTCCTGGAATGTGGCCTTCTTCGCCTCCCTGATCGCATACGCTCTGGCCTCGGCGAATATTTCTGCCGGTGTAGCCTCCGAGACATCAAAGCTCTTTGTCCCGTTTTTACCCTTCGTTGGCACCAGATTCGTGCGCGGAAGGTTGACGTCCGCCTCGTGCTCGGTCTCGCTAACAAAATGCACGAGATAGGTACCGTCGCCGTTATTCTTGACGATTTTTCCGAAGTTGTCCCGGTCTGTTGCCCGAACTGTCTCCCCCGCGCCCAGCTCTCTCAGGCTTGTTGACGCACGGACGCTCGCGCCATCCTTGCCGGCCATCATGTCTGCCACTTGCTGCGGCGTTATCTTATTCGCCTTGAACCATCCCGCCAAGGCGTCCATATAGGCTGGCTGAGAAAACCACCTATCCTCCAGCGCCATCAGCTCTGTGTTCAGTTTTGCGACGTCGTCCAGAGCGCCGGGAAGCACTCGCCGCATGCGGTCTATCTCGCTGGTGGACTCGTCATACTTACCAGTGTCCGACCCATCCATGGCTGCAGCATAGTCCTGCCATGCCAGTTGCATGAGCTGTCGGTCTTGCGCGTTCAGCGGGTTAAGCACTGACTTCGTCCGCCCGTCGGTCCCAGAGGCGGCCTCCAGCCCCGCTCCAATGACATTTTTAGCGTAGCGGAAAGGCATGAACGCCACGTTGCCAGCCGTGTTTCGGATGTGTGTTTTCGGGTTGCCGAGCATGGCAAGATAACGCCACGCACGGAGGCGGTCGGCCCAGCTGGGCGGGATCTGAGCCGCTATGTCTTTCTGGACCTCCTGCCAAGCCTCCTTTGTGGCTTGTTCGTTCCCGGACCTTACGGCCTCATAATACTCAGACAACAGGCCAGCATCGACCGCGACGTCTTTTGCCCTATCGCCGTATTTCGCCTCCATTCGGGAGATAAGGTTGTCAACGCCTTTTACGGCAAAGTAGACGCGGCCCTCTGGCGTCGCTTTGTTGAAGAGGTTAAGCACCTGAACGGCCTGCGCCTGCTCTCGCGAGCTTTCGATGATGTCTGTCGCGATATCGGCCGCGGTCATGACGTCGTTGTTCTGCGCCGCCTGGTTGAACAGTTCGATGCCCAACGCGCTGAGGGCCTTGCCTCGTTTGCCGCTCTCCACTTCCGTCCGAAAATACTCGACCGCCTTTGCGAAGCCTTTCTTTTCTATCGTTTGTCGCGCTCGCGCGGTAGCTTCGGCGTCGGAAAACGGGATGCGGGACAGCGCCCCTCGGTTGAGCAGGTCGGAAAGGCTCTGTGCTACACCGTTCGGCGTGAGGCCAGAGTTGATGACCGTAGAGGCTGTCTTGCTGGTTAGATGCCCTTCAAAGTTTGTGACCGGCACCTGAACAGGGTCGCGCCCATGCGTCGCTTTCGCGGATGCTGCGCCTTGCTCGTTGATAGGATGATACGGGCCCGACCCATTGACAACAGGAGGCGGCGGTGTCTGTGCTTCTGCCCCGCTATTGACAGTAGGGCCATTTTGTGGTATAGTGCTATTGGGAACAGAGGCTGTGTCAGCCTGCTGCCCCGCAATAGACTCTGTTGTCGAGGGGTCCTGGCCAATCGAGCCAGTTCTTCCAGCCTCGCCGACAGGGTCTATTTGCATATTCACGACCCTGTGCGTTTTGTACTTGTTGTTGCCTGGCACTATCTCAGCATCCCATCGTACAACGTAAGGCTGACCGTCGATGGTTACATCGCTCTCAAAATAGTCATAGCGTGTAATGCTCTTTTTTCCCGGGCCTGAATCTGTTTGAGCGCTACCGCTACCAACATATTCTCCCGTGCGGATTATGTTTTCCAAGCTATCCAGCACTGCAAAGGTGTTGATATCTGACCCCTGACTTATCAGCTTACCCGGAAGACCGTTAGATACGTTGACTCTATACTCACGCCCATTAAAGACCATTCCTTCAACGGCAATTCCTTTGGGCCCTTTAAAATGTGCATAGAGCCTAGACAGCGCAGTCTTAAAGTTGGTCCCCTCGCTCTGGCTCTGCGACTCCGCCTGCCGATAGATAGCCTGTGCCTGCTGCAACTGCTCTGCGCTGATCTCAGTTGGGGCCTGCCGCGTGAAGGTCTGGGTAGGCGTCTCGCCGGTATATGGATTCTGTATCGTCGTGGCCCGGCCAACAGATACTGGCTTGGCTTTCTCGTGGAAAAGCGGCTCACCCCTCAACATATCGGCCAGTTCTTCCGGCGTCACCCGGCTTTCGGCGTGGGCTTCTCGCTCCTGTTCTTCCACGACAAGAGGACCGACAGGCTCGGCGGGCTGCGTCGTTTGCTCCTCCACGATAAGAGGACTGACAGGCTCTTCCGCCTCCTGCCGGTTGCGGTAGTATTCCAAGATGGCATTGCGCTGCTCGGCTTTCGTGCCGGACAGTTTGACGCCGCTCTCCTTTTCAAACTGAGCGCGAAGCTCCTGAGAAGCAAGAACGGCCTCCGCGTGGCTTCTCGTTCCCGGCGTCAGCCCTTTCAACGGGTCGGTGTCCTGCTGTTCTTCCACGATAAGTGGGCTGGGTGGCTCCGAGGTTTCCTCGGTAGTTGTCGTCCCCGTCGTGGTCTCGGCAGGCTGCTGCCCGCCGAAAGCGGAGCTTGCCACCTGACCGGCACCACCAAGGGCCACGCCGATAAGGCCTTCTTTCAGCAGCTCTTCCAAAACGATCGGGTCTGCCTGTCCCGCGATGATGTACTCCATTGCCGGGTTGATAACGCCGGACAGGATCTCTTCCAGACCCTCGTTCAGCGTTTCCACAGGTGTGGAGGACAGGATCGAAAGCAACTGCTCATTGCCGCCCAGCCACTTGATGGCCCTGTTCACAAGCCCCGCCTGCGCAGTGTCATAGAAGGGGTTGCCCCCAAAGAACTTCTCCGTGATATATTCTGTCGCCGCGCTGGTCAGACCAAGCGCCAACTGCTGCTCCTGTGTATACCCCTTGTTCCGGGCATCCTGAACGCCGGAGCCGAAAGAACGCACGAGCATGGGGATCGTGGCGGAGCCGCCGGTCGCCGCCCCGATGACGATATCGCCGACCATCTGCGTCCCGGCGGCCGTAGCGTCAAGCAGAATACCCCCAACAGTGCCGGGCATGTTTTCTTTCGCAATCCCCATCGCATCTTCAGCGGCCTCCGCGTGTACATCAGCAAAACCGGCGAGATACGCGCTGACCGGGTCAACATGCTCTTCGGTCGGTTGCGGCGAAGGGATATCCGTGTTCATGGGAAGGCCAATCGCGCCAGTCATCCCAGGCATCATAGCATCAACAGCGGGCTGGTTCGTGGAAAGAAAGTCCCAAACGGCTCGCGCCGCCTCCGCGGTGGCTGAGGCCGTGTTCTCTAGCGCGGATTCTGCCGCCAGCAAAGCGCCCCCGTCAAAAAGGTAGTAGTCTAGGTCGCTCATAAGCCCATGTAGCGGCTCGCGGGTCTCCTCAGCGCCTACTTCCCTTTGCAATGCATTAAGCTCATCGCGTGTGGCGGATATCTGATCAGCTACATCTTTCAGCGGCTCCGAGCCAGTCATAGCGACCGTATCATACTCCGCCTCCAGATCAGATATCTTCTGCTCCAGCTCTGTGCGGCGTTTATTGTATTCCTCCTCCGTCATTCGCTTGGTCATCTGTCCGGTCTGACCGATAGACCACGGGCTCGGGCTGGCAGCGGTCTGCGTAGACGGTGCCGTGAAGTCTGGCGTCTGCGTAGACGGTGCCACGAACTCCGGCGTGTTCCCGACAGCCGCGTCCAGCTCTGGCGTTTGTACAAAAGGAGCGTTACGCCCGGAGGAGCCAGATCTATAGCTTCCGGGCGCGGGCATGCTTCGGGCCGGTTTGCGGGTCGAGGGTGCTCCCTGAGAGTAAGAGTCTATATAAGTCCTCATTCTTTCAGAGGCGCTGGATGTTTGTGCTGGCTTATTGCTTCCGGCATTTCTAGCCATGATATCACCTCATTATCCGTATGCTGCCTGCCACGCTCTGTAGTTCTCGGTCGCCTGATTGACTGCAGTGCTGACGAGAGATTCGTCCACACGCTTCGCTTCGCTGTACAGGGCGGCGGCGCGGTCTGCCTCGTTGTTCGCGATGGCATCGGCGATGGCCTTCTGATACTCCGCCTGCAGCGCCACGCGCTGCTTCTCCACGTCTTTCATAGCATCGCTCTGCGCCTGTCTGATATTGGAGATATTGGCCAGCAGGGCGTTGCTCTGAGCAAGAGCTGCCTGGCCTCTTGCGCCGGTGTTCAAACCCGTTGCCGCAGCCTGTTCATTATAATTGGCTCGGTTGATGGCCGCCTGCGTGGAGGCCTGATTCGCCGCCGTCTGGTACTGCGCCGGAATAGTGGCTGCCTGCCTGTCCAGCGCTCCAAGGTTGGCGGTATACTCCTGCTCCAAGGCCGCTCTCTGCCGTCTCTCGTTCGCGTCGTACATGGCGTTGATGTAATCTGCCTGAGAGGTCGCGGAGGGCAGCGTCGCCGCTGTGTAGGTGTTCCTGCGAGCCGGTGTCGTCCGATACCCGACGCCTGTGCTGGTGGTCGGGCCTTTGCCGTCTGGGTATTCGCCAATTTCTTCATCCACCACAGGGCCTGCAGGTTTTGTCCCCGTCGTCCCTGTATTCGGCGTGGTATAGGGGCTCCACCCCGCAAAAGCGTCCTTGCCTGTATTCGGCGTGGACCAAGGGCTCACTACAGGAAGACCCGTCTGGCCCGTATTCGGCGTAGTCCAAGGGCTTTTCACATCTTCATTCGCCATATCGCCATTCCTCCTTTCCAGTCAGCCATCCGATCAGATCATACTTCTCATCAAGCCAGATATTATTTCCGATAACATGATCATATCCTTCGATACGATACGCCTCCGCGTCCGCCAGCTTATCGACCAGACCCTCCCAGTCATTCGCTGCGGACTTTTCCTTCGCGCCGCATAGCATGAGGGCCTTCGTCGTCACCTTTTCGGGCTCCCGTGCCCACGCTTTGGGCCAGTTGCTGATAAGGCACACACGGCTGAACAGCATCGGCACCTTCGCCGCGAGAGCGGATGCCGCATCCGAGCCAAGCGACCAGCCACACAGACTGACGTTGCCCGGCTCCAGCTCGACTTCCTTCTTGACGAGCCACGTCAGATTCACCAGTTCCTCCGGCTGCAACGTACTGTAGTTGTGCCTATACGCAGCCGCCGGCATCAGCACAGCGCAGTCAGGAGCGAGGATGCCCTGATCCAGATACTTGCCAAGCGAGTTGGTCAACGGAAGCTGTGATTCTTTTCCACCGCCGGTCAGCCATATCACAAGAGGCAGAGGACCAGCAGGGGCTTCCGGGGCGTAGAGATACGCCCCTTTGATATTAGGAGTTTTATATTCGATGAATTTCATCGATCGCACCTCTTTCAAGCATTTGGATCTACCGTGCCAATGTAACTGTAACTGGCACTTCTATCTGGTGAAGAGCTTGAGCCGGCTATCCACACGGCGATGTAATATTTGCCGCTAAGCGATGACACGTCGAGACTTCCACTCCCAAGTGGTGTGGCCTTCGTGGCCACCTTTTCAGTCTGTACGTCTGTTCCGCTAAGAACAGAAAGTGAGGGAGACCCGCTCGAGGTCGTACAAACATAATAGATCGCCTCGACGTCGGTCAGATCCACCTTGTTTGCCGTTCCCAAAATACCGGCCTGGTTGCCGTTGGCTGTGTTTATGTTCAGGGTGTTAGTTATGCTGACCGCGCCCTTATTTGGTCGGGCTGAGTTCGTGAAAATGTCAGTTGTCCAGCCACCTGTTATGCCCACAAACTCGTCGCCGTCGTCGAAGTAGACAGGAGCGTCCGCCGCAAACTGGACCCAGACGCCGTTCTGGTAGACGTACGCATCACAACCCAGCCATGAACTTCCGTCCCACTGTTTGCAGACCGCCGGAAAGAGCGTCACGATCCCATCTTCGTCTATTGCCACCGACACCCCGCCGCCGTCTGTGTTGATCCAGACTGTACCTGTGCTTTTAGTCTGTGGCTCTGTGCTGATAATTACAAAGTTCGGAATATCCATCGCCGTGATGACAGCGATGGTATTTTCCTTTTCGGTTTCCGGCAGCGTCTCATATGCTTTGACAGATAACGTAAGACCGCCACCGCCACCGCCAGACATGTTGAATATCATCTCATCACCCCACGATCAGGATATTGGCCGTCACGGCTGCTTCCGGCACATCTTCACACCGAAACTTCACCGTGCCCTCCGCCTGTTCTGTTGCCCGGATCTGGCTCTCGCCCCAAAGGATGATCGATGCCGGGGCCGGTGTCACGACGATATGATTCGTCGCTTTCACTCCAGCCACGGAAACGGTCTGGGCATTATCGGCCCACCCGGCCACGGGCAGGGCCACGGCTACGGCGGACAGCACCAGTTTGGACTTCACATCCTCCGCCATCATGGAGTAGGTCACGTCCCCGGCCAGAAGCGGAGCCTGATAGTCCGTCCCCGCCACGGCAGAAGAGATGCCGCCCAGCCCGTCGCCCTTGAGGATGCCCGGCACCATAGGCTTCTCCGCCACGCTGGGCAGGAGGGTGTTGTTTATATAGGTCTGTATGGCTTTGCCGCCTGCGTCGAAACGGTCTTTGAACTGCTGCTCGGTCAGACTGCCATCCAGCACAGGCTCGGTGGACAGTTTGCCGATGATGGACATATCGTCCGAAAATGGAGTGATAGCCATATGTTACCTCCTCATTTTGCGTACCCGGTCTGACGAGCGCGGATGTCCGCCGCCAAGATGGTAGCTACCGTATCCGGCATCGCCGTCTGGAATATCAGCTTGTAGTACGCATATTTTTTCGCCTTGATACGCAGCTTCTTGATCTGCGGCTGTGTGTTCCCGCCGAAGGAGAACGTCTGGAAGTTCCACGCCGCAAACCCGCCACCGCCACGCTGGATGGTCTTGATGGCGAAGTCGCTCTTCCTGTCCGTCCTGACCGTGATCTCCACATAGGAGTTGGTCTCCGGCTTGGTGGACACCCAGATAGCCGACGTATACTTCCGCATGTAATCGGCCTTGAAGTCCATGGAGCCGCTCTCCCAGTACGCCTTGATGGCCTCGCCACAGTCCGTGCGATACAGGTCCGAAACGTGCAGCACCCGGCCATCGGACGTGCCGATATACAGCTCGCCCCGGAAATTCATCAAAGCCACCGCATCGAAGTTGCTGTAGTAGTACCAAGCGTCCGCCGCATAGTTGTGGACGAGCGCCTGTTTGTCGTAGCAGATGTAATACTCCTGATGGTCGTTATCGTCCCAGCATTTGCACTGCTCCGGGTCGAACAGCTTCAGCGTCGCCTGTATCCGATCCGAGATACGCTTTGCCTGCCGCTCGTCCGCCGTGAAGTAGGTCGAGGCATTTCTCCACTCGAAGCAGTCCTCGCCATGGAGCGTCCGGGGATAGTTCGCCACCAGCATCACCTGTCCCGGAGCCACGTTGCCGATAGCCCGGTTCACTGGAGTGATATAGAACCCCGCCGTCATCGACCCGTCCGCAAGGGAGAGCGAGCCGTAAGAGATGGAGTAGGTGGAGTTGGTCTTATATGCGATCAGTCGAGAGCCGTGTCGTATCATCGCTGTGATGGGCGTATTGCTCTCGCCGATAGCCGCCTGATTGATATCCGGGAAATAATCCGCTCTGGGCTGGCCAGCCGTATCGAGCCCGGAATAGAACGCCTGATTGCTCCCGTCACCGTACAAGAATACACGGCTGTCCTGCGCTCCGTTGTACAGCTCGGCATAGCGCATCCGCTGCACCTGATATCGATAGTCCTCCTCCACGGTGTACTGCACCTCGATGGTGCTCGTGCCCGCTTCGGGGGCAGAAGAGAACGTTATCGTGCCGCTCACGAGGTTGGCCGTGTAGTCCGCCACGTCCTCGCCGGTCCCGACCTGACGCACATAGTCCACGGATACGAGCCTCGCCTCCGGCAGTTGGAACGTGGCCGCCGTGCCGTCCGGGGAGAACTGTACTCTCCGGCTGGGGCTCAGCTTGTTCACCTGTTCCAGCGACACTCCGCCGCCCGTGGGCACGACACCGACCTGCACCAGGGGGACGTACCCAACGACCTCCGTCATTGCGACACCGTCGAACACGCGGTATCTCTGGCCGTCAAGGATGTACGCCTTCTCGCTGAAGCCGAAAATAAAGACATCCCCGGCGGTAGATACTTCGCCGAGGTCTTCCTTCGCCCATCCTGCGCCGTTGAACAGCTGCCACAGGTGGCCGTCACAAGCGGCCAGCACACATTCCCTGTCGGCTACGATGCCGCTCCACAGCCGCTTCACGGCCCCGACACCGACGGTCTCCTGCGCGGCTGTTCCCTGTCGGCGACGGAGATTGCCGTCACGGGTGATACGCCAGTTCTCCATAACAGCGGCCTCGCCGTATTTCAGTTTCGTATCGCCGTCCGGGTTCTGGTTCAGCCCCAGCCAGCTCTTGATGGAAAATACTCTATCGTTATTCGCTCCGCCGATGGTCGCCATGCGTCACCACCTCCCGAAGCTCACAGGGTCAACGATGCCGTACACATCATCGATGGTGTCCCACACAGCCGGGATATTACGCCCAAAGCGGGCCAACAGCTCCTGATACCGCTGGAGGAAATAGTTCCCCAGCACCGCGTCGTCGTTCTTCGCCAGCTCCGCCGCCAGACCATACGGCAGTACGGTCCCGGCAATGCCGTCGTCAAGGTCTATCTCGTCGTTCTGCGTCTCGTCATCCCCAGCGTCCAGCGTGGTGAGGGGCCGACAGATCGGACGCTTGCCGGGCTCGGAGATGGCGAACGTATCAGAATACGGATAGCACTCGTTGATAAGGACGTTCAGGATCTCCACCGCGCGGACGCGATACTCCACCGTGTCGCCCCAGAGCGCATCACCGGAATCGGACTGCTCGTCCATCATCTTTATCGCCCGGCTGAATACTTCAAGTGCTTTCATGTGCTCACCTCTTTAGAAAAAAGGAGGGGTCGCCCCCTCCCGTGTTATTCGTCTTTGACTTCCGGCAGGCCCGCCACAGAAGTCAGCAGCGACAGCACGCCAGCCAGCAGAGAGGCAGAGCCCACCGCCAGCCAGTTCACCTCGCCAAATGCGGCGGATGTACCGATAGTCGCGACCGCTGTCTGCGCCACAGTCTTAATGGCACGGATGGCAGCCGCATGGAGCCATTTCTTCGTAAATACTTTCATGATATAGCCTCCTTTCAAAGGCCGATCTTAGCCAGAAGGAAACCGACCACAGCCGCCACGACAAGGGTGATTATCTGGCTCACCAGACTATCCCATCGCTTGCCCGGCTTCCCGGTCAATTCCTTCACGTCACGCTTTATCTCTTTCACGTCTGATTCGACAGCCTCTTCCCGGACCGCCAGCACCTTCACCGTGCTGACCAGCTCGTCCAGATCGTCCTGCCGCTTCTCCATCTCGTCCAGACGGTGGGTATTGTTTTTTGTTTCGTCCTCCACCTGCGTCAGACGATGCTCAATGTCGATCATGTCCGCTCCTCCTTAAAGGAGGGGAGGGTATGACCCTCCCCTGATATTCAGGCGGTGTGCACAGCGTCCAGAGACGCGATGGCGCTCTTGACCTTAGTGCCCTCGTGGGCGTAGGCGCGGACCTGCGTGTTCTTGGTGATGGTGATGGCATCGGTGTAGACCTGTGCGGTCTCGCTGGTCTTGGGGTTGGTGCCGTCGGTGGTGTAGTACACAGTGCCGGAGCCGGTGATGGTCACGCTGTTGCCGGTCTGAGAGATGGTGGGGGCTTCGGCCGCCGCAGCGGCGTCGTCGGCAAAGACGTAGATGCCGTCGGCCTTGTTGGCGATGACGAAGGAGTCGTAGCGGACGAGGCCTTCCATCAGGGTGCCAGCGTAGCCGGGGGCGTTGTCGTTGGCGCGCAGCAGACGCAGCTTCACGGGGTCGGCGCTGGCGTTCTTGTATTTGATGATGAAGGCGATGCCCTTGGGCATGCGGCTGGAGGGGACGCTGATCACGGGCGCGCCGCTGATCTCGGCGATCTTGCCCTTGACGATGGTCTTGTCCGTCCAGTTCTGGTTGTTGGCCAGCTCGGTGGCGAGCTTGGTCTCGATCGCCACGTCAGAGCGCATGTACACGGCGCGATTCTCAGAGGGAACAGCGGCGTCGTCCAGCGCGGCAAAGCCGGTGAGGATGGCGCGGATGACAGAGGTGTTGGTCAGCCTGCCCGTGCCGACAGCGCCGAGACCAGCGCCGTTGGCCCAGGTATTCAGGCGGTATCGGTCGATCTCCGGCACATACACCTCGTCCCACATCTGCTTGAGGAAGGCGTTGGACTGTTTGACCATCATCTGGTCCTGCACATGGGTGATGTCGAACACCTTGGAGAAGGAACGCTTCACCCTCAGCGCGTAGGTGTTCACCTCGTCGTCCACTTCCGTGGGGGTGCCGAAGCGGTTGAAGCTGGCGGTGGAGTCGTAGTCGTTGAGCTCGCCGGTCATCAGCGTCCACAGCTTGATGGCGTTGACGCCCTCCCAGCTGAAGTTCTGACCAGCCATGCGGTCGGTAAGAGACCCCTGCTTATAGCGCTCATCCAGCTTCTTGTCGTACTTGGTAGCGAGATTGATAGTAGCCATTTAATTATCCTCCCAATAAAAAATGGCCCTCCTCATGTTCCGTCGTACCACAGAGCATCAAAGGGATCGACCGTTTTGGTGCCGCCAGTGGACATGGAACCCATCGAGTGGGCCTTGTTTTCTTCTTTCTGTTTCGTTTTTTCTGCCTCAGACTTCAATCGCTCGATCTCGGCCTTCAGCTGCTTCGACTCATACGCCCAGTATGCGCTCACTAGGCTCTCGCCGCCATGCACCGCGGCCCAGACCTCTTTCGGGAGTTTGCTAGGGTCGGATGCCTGCTCCGGGAACGCCTTCATGAACGCATCGATATCT